GGTAAAAGTATCTTGGCAGGTGGCCTGAATCAGGGGGGATACAATAATCCAAATCCATACATAATGGATAATTTTGGTGGGCCACAGAGTAAGACTTCTGTTAATTCTCCGATGGCTAGTACTGGTAGACCAACAGCTAATACGTCGGGTGGAGTGATGCCGCGTGGTGGATATGGATACAATCAGAATCCAATGAATCAGTTGGATCAGTCTTTCCCCAATCTATCACAGTCTATATTCCAGGGCAGACAAGAAGCTATCAGAAATCAGCCTTTCCGTAAGGGATATGACGTAATCTCTGATACAGGTGGAAAAGACGAGAATGATAAGCCTATTACCACTACACAGAGGATGCCTCGCATCTTCTCTACTGGAACAGGTGGAAGAAGGAATACTAGAGGACGCGCGCGTCAATCGGCGGGCTATTAAATGCCTGATACAGAAAAACTAGACGACGAAACTAAACGCCTACTCAAACAAATCGTCGATCATTTCGATGACGAGGATAGAGGTGTGCGTGATCGTCAGATACGTCAATGGCGTAGACTGAAATTACTGTGGGAGAATATTCAGCATACATACTATAGTGAGGTAGCACATGACTGGCGTATACCCGAATCTGAGAGAACTGGTCAAGACACTGATCAGGGATACTACGACAAGCCCGTTAACATCTATAGGGCATACTTGGAGTCTATCATTGCTGCTTTGTCTGTCACTGTACCTCCTATTACTTGCTATCCTGATGACGCCGACAATCCCATAGATGTTACCACGGCTAAAGCGGGCAATAAGATCGCAGAACTTGTATTTAGACACAATGACGCTCCTCTATTTTGGTTACATGCTTTATTTGTTTTTTGTACAGAGGGGATGACAGCGTGTTACTCATATCCTAAGGAGGATGTGTCGTACGGAACATACGATAAGAAAACGTACGATGAAGTACCGGAATACCATGAACAGACTGTGTGTCCAATCTGTCAGAATGAAATGGCAGATCCGGTCATATCGGACGTACAAAAAGATAAGTTCATGCCGGATGATTTGGATGCACCAGTAGACTATGAACTAAATCAGGGTCTAGAGATGTGTCCTACGTGCGCGCAGATGGTCATTCCTGACAAACAGAATCAAACTGTCACGGTACGTAGACTCACGGGAGTCACCAAACATCCTAAATCACGTATCTGTATGGAGGTATACGGTGGACTTTTCGTTAAAGTACCCGTCTGGGCGCGTAATCAGTCTGAATGTTCCTATCTCATCTACTCCTACGAGACACACTACACTAACGTACTCCATAAATATCCCGGACTCAGAGAGAAGATCACATCAGGAACGGCGAACTACGATATGTATGAGCAATGGGGCCGTACTTCACCTCAGTATCGTGGGGAACATCCAATTAACAACGTCACCGTAAGGAATTGTTGGCTCCGACCCTGCTCATACAACGTCCTGAAGGAAGAAGAAGTAGAAGAACTCAAGAAACAGTTCCCTGATGGCGTAAAGGTGGTAATAGTCAATGACTTTGTTGCAGACGCCGAAAATGAATCTCTCGACGATTGTTGGACACTTACATACAATCCCCTCTCGGATTACATTCACTTTGATCCGATTGGCCTGTTACTTACATCTGTACAAGATATCACGAACGATCTTATATCCCTTGTACTGCAAACTGTGGAGCATGGAATACCGCAGACATTTGCTGATCCAAAGGTACTTAACTTCAATGCGTATCGTAACTCTGAAGTTATACCCGGTGGAATATACCCGGCTACACCAAAATCTGGTAAACCACTAAGTGAAGGATTCTACGAAGTTAAAACTGCCACGTTATCTCAGGAGGTGTTACCATTCGCGCAAAAGGTGCAGGAAATAGGTCAGATGGTATCTGGTGCCCTTCCTTCATTATTTGGGGGACAAATGTCTGGATCGCGGACGGCATCAGAATACAGTATGAGCCGTTCCCAAGCACTACAACGACTTCAAACCACATGGAAGATGCTGACTGTGTGGTGGAAGCAGATATTCAGCAAAGTCATCCCGATGTACATCAAAGAGATGAAGGATGATGAAAAGCAGGTAAAGAAGGATGAATTTGGTAACTTCGTCAACATCTTCATCCGAATGTCAGAACTTCAGGGTAAGATAGGTGAGATTGAACTAGAGGCTAATGAGAACCTACCTATCACATGGAATCAGCAGAAAGATGCTATCATGGAATTGTTCAAGATGAACAACGATCCCATCATGGCTATGCTGATGACTCCTGAGAATATCCCCTACATCAAGCGTGCAGTAGGACTGAATGAGTTCGTAATACCGAATGAGGACGATAGACAGAAGGAATACGAGGAAATCCAACTACTCATCGCTTCAGAACCTCTACCACCAGATCCTATGATGGAAGAACAGGCTATGATGATGGGTATGCCACCTCCACCTCCTTCTCCATCAATTCAGCCTGATTATGATGCAGACAATCATCTACTAGCAGCGGATATTGACAGGAGATGGCTTATCAGTGATGCAGGGAGATTGTGTAAACTACAAAATCCTCCGGGATATGAGAATGTATTGTTGCATATGAAGATGCATAAAGATATGGATATGCAACATCAGATGGAGATGGCACAACAACAGATGATGATGATGCCTCCTCCAGTTCAGGGTCAGGGAATGGGTAAAGCACCTCCCCCTAAACAGGGTGCCAGTACAGGACAACCAATGAATGAGGGACAGAGCCAACCTGTCACTCAATAGGAGTTCAAGATGGCCGATGATGTAGTAGGAACAGAAGATACAGGCGAAGAAACTTTCGAGCTATTGAATACTGAGGAAGAACCTGAAGTATTAGAAATAGGTAAAACTAATAGAGGTGATAAAGATGAGGAATCCACACCAAAAGACCAAGAAGGAAAAGATGAAGATGAAGAAGATGAGATTAAGGAACTTGAAGAAGAACTCAAGCCGCCATCAGAAGAAGATCTACTAGAACTTACTACACCTGTACGTAGGAAAGAGATATTAGCGAAGTATCCTAAGCTATTTAAGGATTTTCCGTATCTTGAAAAAGCCTACTACAGAGAGCAGCAGTTTACTGAGATTCTACCGACTATACAAGACGCGCGCATCGCGGCAGAGAAATCTAGGATACTAGATCAGACTGAACAGCAGGTAATGAGTGGGGATATTTCAGTAATTCTCCATGCAGCTAGACAGGAAGATCCGAACGCATTCTATAAGATCGCAGACAACTATCTGCCAGCGTTAAAGCAGGTAGACCAACAGGCTTACTATCACGTTATGGGCAACGTGATGAAAGATACCATCATTACGATGGTACGTGAGGGTAGAGCATTAGGAGAACAGGGCGCACCATTAGAGGCTGCCGCGAACATTCTGAATCAATTCATTTTTGGTTCACAGAAGTTCTCTCCACCTGCTCCTCTCAGTAGACAGGTTAAACCTGATGAACAGTATCGTGAACAGCAGATACAGCAGCAGGAACAACAAAGGGTATATACGCAGTTCGAGTCGGTGAAGGATGATTTACAGGGTAAAGCCGACAACGTGTTGAAAGCTACCATTGATGGTCACATAGATCCTAATGGTACAATGTCAGACTATGTGAAACGTCACGCTACGACTGAGGCATTCAATAATCTGGAAGAATTGATAGGCAAAGACGCTCGATTTAGAAGTCTCCTAGACAAACTGTGGGAGAAGGCGTTTGAGAGTAATTTTGACAAGAGTGCGACGGATAAGATAAAGTCAGCCTACCTGAGTAAAGCAAAGACACTTTTGCCTAGTGTAATAAAAAAGGCACGAACAGATGCTTTGAAGGGTAGACGGTCGGACGTGAACGAAATAGTAGAAGAAAGACCTGCTAAGACAGGTCCAATACAACCGGGACGATCCACTTCCCCCTCTAGTGGAAAATACAAAACAGGGAAAGATATACCAAGAGGTATGTCTACACTAGACGTGCTAATGAAAGATTAGCATAGGGGAGAATAGAATGGCAGTTGTTGAGGCTCAAGTAGCAGCAACGGAACTGGAAAAGGTAATTCCTAAAGTCCGTGTGCTGTTCGAGAGAGAAGATAAATTCTACGCTCACATTAAGAAACGTGACGTAGAAAAGATCTCTCACCGTCAGATGCGTGTTCCGCTGGAACTACGGCCCGGTGGTAGTTTCCAGTACTTTAATCCAGATGGTGGCGATCTGGGTCGTGGTGGTGGTCCCACATTCGATAAGGCAATACTCAACTGTGTGTTCTTGAGTGAGAACATTGAGTACACCAAGTTGACACAGTGGGCTACTGATGATGCGCGTAAAGCAATCATCAATTCTGTCCGTCGTCTAACTGCTACAGCATTGGATGAGATGCGTAGGCAGTTGGATAGTCAGATGATGCAGACTGGTGATGGTGTTATAGGTGTGGTAACAACTGACACACCCGCCGGAGGTTCTAACGTCCTGACATTCACAACGGATGGTTTCGGTGTACGTCTGATGAGGTTTGGTCAGACGGTGCAGGTGTATGATACGACTCTTGCTACCCTCAAGGGCAAGGGAACTATCACAGGGTATGATGTAGAGAATAAGACGGTAACTCTTACTCCGCAGGTAGCGGGCGTAGGCGCGGGCGATAAGATCGTAACTGATGGTCTTGTAGCTCCTGCATCTCTACCAGCGTTGTTTGGTGTACCGTACCATCATTCCAATGCATCTGCTGGTACATGGCTCGGATTCTCTCGTAGCACGACTCCAGAGATTCGTGCGAATAGAGTGAATGCGGGTTCAGCAGGACTCACTCTCCCATTGCCAAGACTGGCTATGAATAAGATCGGCAATAGGCTTGGAACTGAAAAAGAGTTCAATCCTACTGCATGGTTGCATCCATGTCAGATTCAGGCGTATGAGGAGATCGGTCAGTTGGTATCCGTTATCCAGAAAACAACTAAGGAAGAAGGGTTGAATCTGTATTTCGGTAGCAACATGCAGTTGGCTGGTGCGAGTACTAAACCACACTTCTCGTGGGATAAGACTCGTATTGACTTCGTAGTAGATGAAGTATGGGGTCGCGCAGAGATTCTCCCCATCGGATTCTATACGACTGATGGTAGGAAGATCTTCGAGATTCGTGGTGCGTCAGGTGGCGTAGCTGCGGCTGAGATCTTCTACATGGTAGTTGGAATGCAGACTTACGTGAGCAATCCTGCCGCGTGTAGCTACATTGACAACTTGGCAGTTCCTGTTGGTTACTAGGAGGATATAATGCCTATCGTAGCATCAGATTGGGCAGTATTGAATCCTGCTAGTCAGGCTTCACCTGCCACATTAGCTAGTGCAGCTACTATCGCACCAGTTAGTTTTCTCACTGTGTTGACGGGTAATACCGCAGTAGTGACTATCACTCCTCCGGTACAACATGCGCATATGCTGGCACTTCAGTTCGCTGGAACTGCTGGCGTAACAGCCGCGGGCAATATCTTCGCTGCTAAGGCTTCGGTCGTAGGAGAGGTGATATTGTTCGTATTCAATCCTAACACGCAGAAGTATCTGCCCGTAGGTTAGGAGGGAAGATGTTCCCAGGTACTACGTCAAAGCTGTCAGAAACGACTGTAGCTTCAGCAGCTACGATCAATGCCAAGAGTGATATTGTCTTGGTCACTGGTAGTACACAGATCAATACGATTACACCCAATTTCGGTGGTGGTATGTTCAGTGGGTTCGTCATATTGATTCCAACTGCTGGTTCCATTACTTTAGGAACTAGCGGTAATATTCTGGTAGGTCTTGCAGCCGCCCAGAATAGAGCCTTAATGCTCGTGTATGTCAAGTCACTCGCTAAGTGGGTACTTGAATCGGGTGTCTAGTGGAAAAGGTTGAATCACTCAATCGTCAGCTTACAGATGAATATGGATTGGACTCATCCACGGGCCGATCCATATTCAGAATAGTGTGGGCTAACGATCAACTTGAGAAACGATTGACCGATACTCTCGACAGTGGGATACAGCTATTGTATCCCATTGTCCGAGAGGTTAAGAAATACTCGTATCTAAAGGATTTTTGGGTACTTGAACGTCTGGTAGTAGTTCCCGATATCAACAAGAGTGAACTCCCAACTAGTAAATTATCCTACGAACCAGTTTGGGCGTATCGTGATGACCATAATCAGGCTGTTCCACCTACGTGGGAAGGTACAAAGTTCATCGTAGATACGCTATACGCGGCTCTAGGTAAGAAATCTCTTGCAAAATATACAGAAGAACCTGAATCACAGTTGCGAGAGAAACGAGTACAGAAGCTACAGGAAGAATTATTTGGTGACGAGACAGAGATTGGTGATGCATTACGATACAAAGAAGGTATTGTAGTGCCAAATACGTATAAGAAGGAGAGTTAGAGATGCAGGTAGGTGAATTTCCTGGGATGCAACAGGCTAATCGTAGGACCGTACGCGCGCCTGTCAATCCTATGGACAAAAGTACAGTCGTATCCATCCTTCCAAAGATGATTTTGGAACGGAAGGCTACGATTCAGCCCGGAATCTTCGAGATTGCGAAGGGAAGTATCGAAAAACCAGCTATTTTGGTAGTCGGAGCTTCAAGTTGGTGGAGAGAAGTAGACATAGATCAGCCACTACTTGAAATTCCTGTGAGTTCGATCCAGATAGCTGATTCTATCGTCCGTGACTACTGTAATGGACTACTCGCATGTAATATGTCCGACTTGATGCCGGGAATCTTCTATGTTCCCGGTGAATACACGCTAGAAAAGCTGAAAAAGGATCATCAGCCACTGTTAGACAAGGCAGCAGGGAATCAAAAGAGATGGTTCCTCGAATTGGTCAGAATAGCGGATATTCTGTGGTCTAGAAGTAACGGAAATCCACTAGCTATCTCCGAAGATGCACGAATTGCGTGTAGAGAACTGAATATCACTCAGAAGCCGTGGTTGGGTGATCTACAGACTGCTGAACTAGTACGTTGTATCGCGTGCGGATCACTGAGAAATCAGTTGTTCCCAATCTGTCAGGTCTGTAAGGCTATTGCAGATCCAGTTAGAGCTAAGGAACTCGGAATAACATTCGCCCAATAACAGGAAGGAAAAAGCAAGATGCCTCATGCAGTAGTCGTAACAAGTGCGAAAACGGGACCGGACAGGACTGTAGCTGGAGTAACTATTCAGAATGTCATCAGAGTAGACTTCCAGCTAAATGACAAGAGGATTCAGGTTCATACTGATCCATCATCGGGAACTAATGTGCGAGAATTTGATCTTGCACCTACTACTACAGTGACATTTGCTATTGTCGCTGGAAACTACACCGTAACTATAGCATAACAGAAAGGAAAAGACATGGCAGACGAGAAACCGGGAACTAAACCAGTAGAACCACCGAAGCCTAATCAGGATCTTCCAAAACCTGATGTGGACAGACCACATCCTGAGCCTCATCGTCCGGGAGATAGGCCGAAACCAGATCAGGATCTACCGAGGGAGAGGGAGAGGAAAGAGGATCTGGAAAAGATTCAGAAGATACTGGCAGAGTTTGGTGGGGCGGAATCAAATATCCCCATCACTCATGAATACTGGGTACTGTTGAATAGGTATCGTGCAAAGGATCACTAATGAGTACGACTTCATTAACGGCTGGTGAGGTGATGGATCGTTCGGCAGCGTTAATGAATGATCCAGCTAAGACTGACTACACCTACCTCGCGCAGTTAGTCTATCTCAACATGGCTATTGATGAATTGGTGGAGGAGTTGGAGTCATCTAACTCCTCACCTACCAATGCTACATCAGCTGTCATTGCTGTAGATGTAGGAAAGAATAAGATTACTCCAACAGAACATGCAGAGACTCCACACTATCCTATCAATTTGGTGGAGATACAGGAAGTAGGTGAACGCGCACTCGGTAATACCAACGATCCATTCATTCCACTACAGAGGAGAGAATTTCTCCAAGGATTTCCACTCAGTAATTCCCTCATGTTCTGGTGTTGGGAGGATCAGTGCATCAAGTTCAATCCCTATGGGGCTAGTAGTCCACGAGATGTTCAACTAAGGTATGTAAGTCAGGCTATTCTACCGGCATCTAATGAGAGTTCGATCATAGGAACTATTAATGCGCGTTCATATCTCACTTACAAAACTGCTGCATTGTGCGCATTGTACATTGGGGAAGATACTCCGAGGGCACAAGTACTTGAAATGCAGGCAGATAGATCTCTCGACAGGATCATTGGTATTAATAATAAGGGACGACAGCAGTTTATGACTCGTCATCGTCCATTCAGGGCATCATACAAGGCTAGGGGCGGATTCTAATGGGACTGAGAGATCACGAATCATTCGTGATTGAAGAATTTAATGGATGGTGGGAACGTGGTGATGTAGAATCATGCCCTGCGGATCACTTCACTACGGCTCATAATGTTCAGTATTTCCATTCAGGTGTAGAGACTCGTGATCCTATAGGTCCATATCAGACTGGAGCATCACCACTTACTAAAATTAAACGGATGTATAACTATGTTATGCAATCCGGTCAGTCTCTGCTCGTATTGACGGATGGTGGTAAGATCTATCATGTAATCAGTCCTACAGTCATACATGGACCCATTCTGACCATCCCTACGATGGAGGATTTTGGATTCGTAGCGATTAATGGACGCGCATACATCACTCCATTTAAGAGTTATTTGGATGTTCATGGACGACACTATGAACTAGGTATAATGAATGAGTTCCTGTACGTGTACAAGGGTGATGGAACTCCTGCACGTAAAGCAGCCGGACCCGGACCTACAGGATCTGCATTAGTAGCGGCTAATTCAGCTGTAGTGGGCAGAACAGACTTCGGATTTCATCTTATCGCAGTTGTATATGAGACTGATACAGGCTATTTGACAGCGTTGGGACCGGAGATATTCGCTGGATTAGAGTTCACTGGTACTAATAAGATAGATGTTAGTAATATCCCGGTATCACCAAATGCGTATGTCAAGAAACGGCATCTGGTATCGACTAAATGGATTCCTGAGTACAATCAGAATCAAGAAGGGTATCAGTTCTTCTTCATCCCCGAAGGAAACATTAACAATAATACGGACACAACGAAAACCGTTGAGTATTTCGACGCGGACTTACTATCCGACGCATCACATCTCCTTGACAACTTCACGGAGATACCCGCTGGAGTAAATCTCACCACATATCACTCACGGTTAGTCATCGTAGGTGAATTTGGTACAACAGAGACTCTACAGGATCTACCAGACGGAATTACGGATAATAGAAGTCTCGCGCGCGTGTCGTATCCCGGTGAACCAGAGGCTATATCGAAGGTAGATGGCCTACTCATAGCCCCATTAGATGGAAATGCTCTTACAAATTGCCAGGAATTTAGGGATATACTCTACTTATTCAAGGCTTCACGTACTTTTGCATACTCTGATAATAATGATGAGCCTTCTACTTGGCAAGAGGAAGTCTTGGATCAAGGAGTTGGAGCACCAGTCCACGGAATCGCTATGGTTCTCGACTCAGGAGGAGTAAATATAGATTTCCTCCTAGTAGTAGATTGGTCAGGTTTCATGTTGTTCAATGGAACATATGCTAGACCTGAATTGTCATGGAAAATTGAAGATTTCTGGATGAGAACTCTAGAAAGAGATGAGTTCAGATTTGTTCAAGTAGTTAATGATTCACTGAGTAAGAAGATTTGGATGACTCTACCTCCACCGTGGCAGCATCATATGATCTACGCTGACTATGGAAATGGGATGGATGCGAAGAACATCAGGTGGGCTAGATGGATATTCGATGTGAAGATATCTACTGTTGCTCTGGTCGAGACGAATAAACTAATGCTTGGAGCTTACGAGAATAGATAATGCCTCCGCCTAGTTCATTCGTAGACATTACTGCGATACCGTATAGTAGGGTAATAACCCCTACTGAGTTCAATGTAGCCAATGAATTCTGGTTCAGACTCATCATTGGTTCAGTGGCTAATGAAATAGTTTTTAGTGAACGTAATACTAATCCCAATATATTCGTCAATCTCTATCAAAGTGATGGAACTACCCTAATCTCCAGATTCAAGCCTAGTACGTGGACTTTTTGGAAATTCACAGTTGGAACTTATTACATAAAACTTGACACGTTTCCAATCGGTCCTATTGGAGCTAATTTCACCTACAATGCTGAGTCTAAGCCATTAAATGGCTTCGTAACTGAACCGGGATCTGTTCTAATTCAGTATGACAATAATGATGCAGATCATCCTTCTATTGTCATAGATTCTGATGGAAATGTAACAGGTTTCGCTAGTGCAATTCCGAGTACTGAGATAGGAACTGCATTAGCTAATGGATATCAGCTATACCACGATAGATTTGGTAAGTATGGAACTGTACACGCACTAATCCTGATTAATCCTGATCTAACATTCAATCTAAAGATCATTCCATCTACTCCATTTACTGCATTTCCAAGGATTACACATAGTAACACTGATTTCTACGCACTCAACTGGTCTAATGGTCAACTATGGAAGATCACAACTGCTGGTGTCATCACACTAGTCACAACCATCGCTGAGGTAGCAGCAGAGGACGTAGATCCGATAGGAATGAACTCGGATGGAACTATCCTCTACTTTGGACTCGATAATGATCTTGGAACTATCAGAAAGTATGTCATAGCTGGTGGAGTTACTACAACTCTATATGCTATACCGGGATTTGACTCAACTGATAGACTTTCGCAAACTCCTGATAGTCATCCGGGTGAGATAATCGTACTTCCTGATGGTTCATTAGTCACATGGTGGGAAGATAACTCGGCTAATGAGCAGAGGATTATACATCTTAGTGCTGCGGGTGCATTACTCAATTCGATTGTATTTGCAGAGCCGATAAGGATAGATCATATAGATTATTTCAATACTGTGTTATCAACTCATGTGAAAATTCGAGTTTTCCTTGATTTTGGTAACACTCAGAGTAGAATTGGAAATCTTAACCTAGCCACTGGAGTAATTGAAGATTCTTACATCGTTGATAGCTTTTCTGGTGCGCAAAATACCACCTCTAACAATAATCCTTTTGGACCAGCAGAAAGTTGTACCGTAACTGTACTATTTCCTCCCGGTGATGGTGGTGAGGGAGGGGGTGGAGAGGAAGGTGGAGATGGATCAGGACTCTACTTCCTTGAACCTAATGAATCTGTCGGTGGGAGACACGATAAATACATCGACAGAAGTGTTTCTCCCATAACTCCGGGTATTCTAGCGAAGAAGATACCTAATCCTACGATACGCACGGCTCTATTCGGAGAATAAGATGCCTAAAGGGGCTGCAATTTCAGAAGGTAGTTCAGGCGAGAATATATCGCATTTTGCTGCGATCAGGATCAGACAAGTAGGTACTGGAAACCTGAAGATGACGACGTACTCACTGGATGATGTGAGACAGAAGGTGCTAGTACCATTCGTTATGCAAACTACAGCACGAATTATTCCGACTAGGATAGTCAATTTCATGGAACAACGTGCATGTTTCCAGATTCAGACTACTGAGATAGACGAGAAGTTTCGTATTAACAGAATCGTGATCTTTATGAAGGAAAAGTTCACTTCATATCCTGGATCATAATGCCAAGATTCAATCCGGTCACTGGACAGGCTGTAATGGGGGTTGCTGGTACACAACCTTCCGTTGATGGTGTGTCTAAAGGAACTGGAGCTAGTGGAAGTCCTACGGTATGGTTGGATAGTGCCCACATACTACATCAAGTAGGTGACATTCTATCTAAGACTCACGTAGCATCTAATGTCACCACTACAATAGGTGGTCAGATCAATGAATTGTCGGCTGGATGCTGTGGAACATACCTAGCGTGGGGTGCTACACCGGGCCTATTTGGAGCTAAAGTACTACCTCTAGGGGGTCTGAATAGGGTTATTACGGATGCGCGTGGATGCAATAGTCCTGATGGAGCTATCGCCTACATCGCCCTCAGATCATCGGATTTAAGTCCTACAATCATCAGTTTCAAAGGGATGCAGGTAGAACTTCCCAACCGATATGGGATGCATCTACTGAAATGGGGTCAGGCTGTATGGAATGAGGCATTAGGAGTACTTGGATTTTGGGGTACATCGTGCGCATACATTCCGGGTGCCCAATACGCTAAGATAGCTAAGGTAGGCAGTACACTGTGGATCGTGTACGATCTCCCCGGAATAGGCTTGATCGCGCATTTAGCTATCAATCCAACCGTATATCATCTGATATCAGCCGATGGAACATTCTTCCACCATGATGCAATAGGATACGCGGGTAAACTAGCCACATGTCACTCTACATCGACTGGAGAGGCAGCCGCGCATCTAGTCAAGGTGATGGATGTAGTAGCTACTAAGCCTACATTCCCTATGCCGGTGGATACTGTGGCTGGAGGGGCTATTGTAGGTCCAGCTATACCAGCTATCGCAGAAGTAGCTCAAGAGGTCAAATTAGCAGGAAAATACCCTGAATTTGCGGACCTAAAGATCCCTCTAGCACAGTCAAAACAGACAGATAATGCATTGTCTCAAGTAGTTGCGACAATGATAGATAGGTTGACGCAAGGTCAGTCAGTTACTGCAAGAAGGATAGAACAGGTCAAGGAAGCAGGTTCTAGGATAGCTACTGCGATAGAGGATAGAACTTCTAAAGCATCAATACATACCAAATTCGATGACAGACTAGTACTTCCTAACTCGATTCAGCTACTCGCGGGAGAAAACATCATATTCGATGACTCCGTAGCTGGTAAGAGGACTATTTCTGCAACAGGTGGGGGTGGTGGGCCGGAAGAAGCAGCAGGTTATTGGACTCCATTAACTGATGGAAATGTGGATGAGACACAACTGATATTCGCAGCGGGTGAGTGTGTAGCTGTATTTGTACCGACACCATAATGCCGTTATTTCCTCCGCAGAAGTATCGTAACGTAGAGTATATCCATCGGCAGGGACTAGCTGCTGATCGTCCACTCGCGGCTAATGTATTAGTTGGAACTCTCTACTTTTCTACTGATACTCTTACATTAGAGAGATCTAATGGAACTGTATGGTCAGCATACGCGGGTACAGGTGCTATACCGGGTCCAGTAGGTCCGGCAGGACCCCCCGGAAGTATAGGTCCGCAAGGTGGTCAGGGATCACCGGGAGTAGATGGTAGCGATGGTGAAGATGGTGCTATGGGATCTCCCGGTCCTATAGGCCCGAGGGGATATGTAGGAATACAAGGTATTCAAGGATACGCGGGTCCACAGGGGATGGAT